GAGGAGGAGGTTACGTGGCCGCGATAATGAGGACGCAGATAGGGAAGATTGACGGGAAACAGTTGAGGTTTCTTGCGCTTGTTCCGAGATGTACGGGGGATAATTGCCCTGCGAACGGGATATGCGAGAAATATAAGGAACTGGAGGAATCGGGTGGCCGGTGCAAGGTGCTGCATAACTTCCTGAAATCCCTGTATACCGACTGGGTGCATCCGAAAGAAGGCCTTGGGGAGGAGCTGACCCAGCTTCAGCTTGACCGGATCGGGACTCATTTGATGCCGTTATACCATCAGCTTGCAAGATTCTCTCTGGAGATTGCGTCTTTGGACACGACAACTTACGTGAATAAGCAGGGGAGCTGTATGGCTTACCCGCAATTCGGGGAGTTACGGTCCGTTCTGGTGCAGATCCGGGCTGAGATGAAGGATTTAAAGCTGGACGCTATGTGGGCGTCGAAGTTCGGAGGGGTGGGTACCCTTCCTTCCCGCCATACGAACCTTGACGCGATTATGCAGCACGGGCGGACGAATGCTTATGAGGATATGGTGGAGAGGGCTCATAACAGAGAGGATAAGGTGAAGGATGGAGCAGCTAAACCTGCTAAACAACAAAACAAAGACTGAAATCGCGCTTGATTTTATCCGTGAGCATGAACCGGAAGAAGGGTATTTTGTCGGATTCTCCGGTGGAAAAGATTCGGTTGTTGTTTTGGACTTGGTTCAAAGGGCAGGTGTAAAACATCAGGCATATTATTCAGCAACAGGGATTGACCCGCCCGAATTAGTGAAGTTTATCAGGGAGCATTACCCGTATGTGATCTCTAAAAGGCCGAATTGGAAGGGGCATAGGTCATTCTATGGCATGGTTGTGGAAAAATTCCCACCGACAAAGTTTTCGAGATGGTGCTGTGATTTACTGAAAAAAGATCCGACGAAAAACATCCCATTGCCCCATCGTATAATGGGAATACGGGCTGAGGAGTCCGCAATGAGGGCGAAGCGTAGTGCTTATGAATATATAAAATATCTGAAGCAGTGGCATTACAAACCTATCTTTAATTGGTTAGAATGGGAGATATGGGATTATATCGAATCTGAGAATCTACCATATTGCAGTCTATATGACGAAGGATTTCATCGCTTGGGTTGTGTTATATGCCCGTTCCTATGCCGAAACAACCAGATGGAATTGAACCGTCACCGTAAAAGATGGCCGAAATATTATGCGGCATTTGAAAAAGCAATGAGACGCCATTGGGATGGAGGGGCAAGTAAACGACAGATAGAGTTAGGATACGCTTTCACGGTCGAGGAGTTTATTGATAAGTGGTATCACGGGAACATCAACGCTAAACAGAGGAACAGGGATGGCAAGACCGCAAAAAAACCCGCGTGAGGATTGGAGGGACGAGCGGCAGGAACCTACGCGATACGGCGTGATGGACGGCGGGGAAGGCATGATCCGGTGGTGCGAGGAGAAAGTCAATGTATCGATTACGCCTTTTGGATCCGCCGTGTCCGTGTGGTGCTCTTTGGGGAATCTGCCTACGGACACCCATCCAGTAACCGGCCGGTCCTACCGGGATATGTGGGAAGGCCAGAAGAAGGTGATCCGTGAAGCATTGAAGATGGAAAACGGCCGGTTTGTCTATCGGTTGATCGTTTTTTGCTGGCCGAGAGGTGAAGGAAAATCGCTTTTAGTGTGCTTAATTGAGCTGTACCGATTCTTCAACTTCCCGAGACAGAAGATAGTTTGCGGCGCCAACAGTAAAGACCAGGTGCAGTTCGTCCATTACGACATCATGCGGAGCATCGTTCTTCACAGTCCCATCCTGTTAGCGGATATTGGGAGAAAAGGAGTCCAACAGAAAGGCCTGTACTTCTTCGATAATCACGGTGCGGCACAGTCTGAGATTAAAACCATATCGTCCTTTTCAGGGATCGTGTCGAATATCGATTCCTACACCTTCTCCGAAATGTTTCAACAGCCGAAGTCCGACTTTTTTGTCCAGCTCGACGGCTCCATCCGAAACATTCCGAACGCCATGGGTTGTATAGACTCCACCGTTTCAAGCAAGCAGCATCAACTACACCGTCTCTACAACGCCTTTCTGAAAGGGGGAGATCCCTTCCTGTTCTTCTCTTACCGGTACAGTAAAGAAGGGGATCAGAACGACTACTGGAACCCCAACATGACTGCAGCTCAGCTGTCTTCCTACCGGACCAAGTTCCCATTCGGGGATTTTGAGCGGTATTTCTTGAATCTGTGGGAGTCAGGCGGTGAAAAGATATTCACGCCTGAGATTATTGAGGCGATGCACTATTTGGGAGTTGACCATAGGGTCAATGTCAACCAGACTTTGATGGACATGATAACAGAGAAAAACACGTTTTACCAACAGCAGGCGGGCTTCAAGGAGAGCGGGATAGAAGTCAAAACCCATGCGAAGATCCATGAGATAGAGCGCAGAATGTGGCCGGTGGAGTCCGTTTATAAGCTGAAAACAGACGGGAACCTGCCGAGGATGGCCGCTGCCACGGACCTTGAAAAGCTGAGCGATATTTACGATACCAACTGGGCGATCATCGGGGCCCTGGACCGCGGTGATCCCATGAAGAAGAAGACGTCAGCGAGAACGATCGTTGCCGGGATTGCCAAGGGACTCCCGGGGAGCAGAAGGAATCCGTACATCGCTTCGACTGATGAGGCGCCGGCGTACATTTACATCGTCGTTCATCTGGTGCAGATAGAGGACCACTCCCTGGAAGGCATTAAGACCCAGTTTCAGGCGATTCATGACGAGTTTAACGGGATGGAAATGCTGGGCGGTGAGCGTTGGGGAGCGTGGGACCTGGCTCCCTGGTGCGAGGATAGGGGGATTGCCCTGGATCTGTGGGTAGCCACATACGACAGACAGAAGGCTATGTTCGCTGAGTTCTTTACGGCGGCTAAGTTCGGCAGGTTTAAGATTCCTCCGGTTGCCGTTCCCGGTTACAAGAAGGACGATCTCTTCGAGGAGGAGGCCGAGGTGTTCGATCATCAACCGCCAATGTCGGGGAAGAAGAGTGGATTCTTCGGCAGTCCGGAAAAAAACATGAAGGAAGGGGTGCAGGATGATGCGATGTTCACGATAGGCGGAGCCATATATGCCGGGAGAGCGTTGTCTATTATTGACTTTAAGGAGAGAAAAGGTAAGATTCACTTCGGGGATTTCTTCCCTGCTGAGGGGTTACTTGGAGATTATAGGAGGTAGGGTTAGCCGGGTGGCGGAATTGGTAACGCATACGACGGGGCATTAGCACGAGATATCCGAGCCAACTTGATCGAGCGTAATGTTGCAGGTTCGACTCCTGCCCCGGCTAAACTTAACGAAACGGAGGTTTTTTATGGATCAGCGTACCATTCAAGTGTTGGCGAACCGTGGGTTACGTGGAGCTGAAATCGGGCGAAATTTAAGGATTATATTCCTGTCATTGAGAAAAAGTGCTATGGCAACAAATCAATCTCTTCGTGAGTTTGAGACAGCCATGGGCAAACTAAATCCTAAATACAGAACGGAGGCAAGAAACAATGGAAAATGAAGTTGTAAATTTGGAATCGGGGATACTGCAAAGCGCATCTGATGCAGTGATAAGTGAAAAGATCAAGGCATACAACGAAGTCATTGCGATATTTGTGGACATCGTCATGGACAAACCGCAGGGAAAGGGTGCTATTAAGACTTTAGGGAAGAGGTTTTCAACCGTAGGGATCCGCCTGTTTGCGATAGCGCCGGACGAGATCGTCACTGCATTCCTGAAATGGCGCACTTTGGCAACAGGCAACGAGAATGCGGAGCAGACCGTCAAGTCCTACGCAGAATTGCTTCTTGCCATAAGGCGTGACATTGTTCCTGAAACGAAGCATGACATTGAGGTCGCTATGGATCTGTGGGGGTGAAAGGGGGTGATACCTGAATGAGATGACAGAATAGAAGGTAAACCAAGATTAGTATTAGGCCCGGGAAAGGGGTTCCCCGGGTCTTTTTTTTGCATAAAGTTCCTAATTCTCACTTTTTTTATGCCTACCCATAACTTTTTTCTTGACATCTGTTAATTTTTAGTGAACTACTGTTGCATATTTGCAAAATCTTGCAAGGATGCAATGGCAGAATCGACCCCACATATAGAGATCACCGAGGAGAACTTCCATCAATTTCAGTTCTCCGCGCCGTGGCAGTACTCAGGAACCCGCATCGAGCGGGACGCTGACGGTTTCCCCATTGCCAGGAGCCCCACCAAAGACGGTGTCCCCATCTACCGAACAAGGGAAGACCTTCACGCCCTTATCTGGAACAAATTCCATTCAAACCCCCACGTGAATACCAGCATCCGCGGTCTTGTGGGTCGCCTGGCAGGGAACGGTTTTGCTACCGTATCAGACATTCCGGAAATTGACGACGTCATAGAAGAGACGGAGACGGACTACAGGAACCGCCTTTACGATTACTGGCCGAAGTTTATTGCCAGAACTTTCATAAGCGGTGAACTGTTCCTCTGCTTCACCTGTCACGACGACGGGTTTGTCGAGGTGGATTTTGTGGACCCGGATCTGATCGCCGGGGAACCGCAGGACGGAATTATATTCCATCCCAGAAAGACCCGCATGCCTTTGATTTATTGCATCAAAGACACCGAGGACGACATTGAGGAACACATCCCATCCATCTACATGGCCCGTTACCCGGAGCTTTACAACGTGGCCAAATCGCAAGAAGGATTCAAGGCCAGAATGTTGGATCCATGCCGCACCCAAAAGCGGGCCTTCAAGTCGGTCGGAGGTTTCAATCGATTCATCGTGTCGTGGGATCTTGGCCTGATCACCAAACGCAGTACCTCTCATCTCCAGACCGTCCTTGTGTGGTTGAACCACTGGGAAAACCTCAAACTATACGAAATAGATCACAAGAAATCCTCCGGATCCTATGTGTGGGTAGTCAAGTTCACGGACATCAAAAGCTGGATGACCTGGCTCAGTCTGTCCGACGAACAGAGAGCTAAGACCGGCATAGGCGTACAGAAAACCCCGGGCTCCACCCTTGTTGTCGGTCCCAACATGAAGGTTACAGCGCAGAACCCCAACCTACCGAAGATTTCAGAGGGCGATTCGGACATCATGCAGATGATCTCTTCCGGCCTGAACGAGTCCCAGGACGTGACCACAGGGCAGAACAAAGGAACGTTCGCCAGTGTGAAGGCGTCCCGTGGTCCCATGAGCGATAGGGTATCAGACGAGATGATCTATTTCGAGAGATGGCTACGCTGGGATTTTTGGGGGAATATCTTTTTCCTGAAATCAGCGGTAACTGATTTTCCGAAAACCTTCCCTTCCAAAGAAGCGGTGGATTTTGACGACAAGCAGGAACCCATCTTCAAGACCAAGCAGAAGAAACCGGAGCGTTGTTTAGACATCATCTTCCCGGTATCCGAGATCGAGAACATCGAGGGCCATGCCAAAGCACTTCTGGGCGTGAAGCACGGATCATTGAACGATACGGCCGGGATCCCGAACGAGGAACTCATGAGGAAGCTGGGATTCCGGGGCTACAAGAAACTGCGGCTCAAGAAGGCCACTGAGGACAAGAAGTATCCGCCTACGATCCTGGCCGTTGACCAGGAATCGTACCAGGAAAAGATAGAGGCCGAACCGCCGAAGAATAAAAAGAACGCGGGGCAGGAACAAGCACCGCCCAAAGACAAGAAGCAGGCCCCCAAAAAGGGAGGACAAGATAATGCCTGATGAACTGGAAGTAACATTGGAAGAGACATCCTTCGGCCTTGCGGGTAGAGGGAGCTTTCTCCCCCATATCGCCATGCAGGTTTACAACACTCCGCTGATGATTCTCCCCCAGAAACTGGAAGTCATTACCAAGGTCTTAGGGGAACGCATAGGGCTTGTGGGTGGAAGCATCCCACAGTCCGAAATGGTTAAAGCCAGGCTACCAGTCAAGACGGACCGACTTGAGATAGGCGTCGTCCCCATCATTGGGAGCCTGGTTCACCGTGGATCGGGAATGGACGCCATGAGCGGGGTTCAGTCCTACCAGAAGATCCAGCGGGACTTCCGAGAAATGATGAGCGATCCCAGGATCGGATCAATCCTCTTGGACATTGACAGTCCTGGCGGGGTTGTGGCCGGCGTCTTCGACCTGGCCGACGAGATCCATGCAGCCAATGAGCAAAAGCCGGTCTATGCCTTCATCAACGAGCATGGTTATTCCGCAGCGTACCTGTTGGCGGCAAGTGCTCAGAAGATATTTCTCCCAAGAACCGGAGGAGTCGGCTCCATCGGAGTAAGAATGCTCCATGTGGATCAGAGCGAGTTCAACAAGAAGGCCGGGCTTAAAGTCACGAATCTGTACGTCGGGGAGAGGAAGATCGATTTCGACCCTAACTCCCCGCTGTCGAAAGAAGCATACGAATCCGCTATGGACGAACTTCAGGAGATGTATGCCCTTTTTGCTCATGCCGTATCACGATACCGGGGAATGACCGTTCAGGACGTGAAAGGCACGAAAGCCGGAGTATTTATGGGACAAACCGCCGTCAAGATAGGCTTGGCGGATGAAGTTATGACGTTTGGCGAGGCTGTATCGTTCATCGGGAACGATCTGGCTGGAAACAAAACAAAAATTCAAGCAGCGGCCCGGAGGAGGGCCGGTAAAAAGGAGGTGAAGCGCAAGATGCCTAACACCATGACAGCAGAGTTCAAGGCCGAAAACCCGGAGATCTACGATGAGATTCGGGCTGAGGTCGAGCGGGACCTGCAGGCCTCCTTCGATACCGAAAGAACAGGTTTCGAAACCAAGGTCGCGGGTCTCACTGCGGAGCTTCAGGATCGGGATAACCAGATCCAGGAGCAGGGCGCCAGAGTTTTAAAGCTGGAGAAAGCGGAGTTCATCCGCGCTGAACACGAGAAAAGCACACGCATTGCCAATGCTTCGGACAAGATTTGGACCAAAGCCCTTGCGGTGTGCGACATCCCGGAAAGGATGCACGCCAAGGTGAGAGCGATGGTTAAAACCGATGCGTTCGTCAAGGAGGATGTGCTGGATGAGGC